CTTCATTGTGGTTTTGAAGAAGAAGAAGGTAAGTTTATGGGTTATCAGTCTTATGGAAAGTTTGATGAAAAAATATATCATCTTTTAGAAAAAGGAATTACTCAAGAAGAGATTAAAAAGCTGCCCATTAATCATAATGTGGCCCATACTGCTCAAATTTACTTTGAAAGACAGTATGCTGCGTTAGTCAAGCAATTTGAATGTGAAAATATGGTTTTTTCAGGAGGTACAGCTTTAAATGTAATCAATAATCGTAAACTAGTACAAAAATTTAAAAAAAATAATTTATGGTTTGATCCTTTGTGTGCAGATGTTGGAAATTCCATAGGAATGGCCCGTGCTTATTTAATACATCATTGTAAACACAAATTAAAACCTTTAAAAAATATCTATATTTCTAATACCCCTAACAATTTTCTTACACTTAGTAAAACAGAAAAAATAACTACTGTTAATTTAAAAGATGTTATTAACCTTTTGAAAAAAGGTGATGTAGTTGGACTTTTTCAGGGAAAATCAGAAGCAGGTCCGAGAGCCTTGGGCAATAGAAGCCTATTACTTGATCCCACTTTACCTGGTGGTAAAGATCTAATGAATACAATTAAAAAAAGAGAGGGTTTCAGACCTTTTGCATGTTCTATATTAGAAGAGAAAGCTGACGAATGGTTTGAAATGGTAGGAATAAAGAAATCTCCTTATATGATGTATGCTTTTCAGGCTAAAAAAATAGCTATAGAAAAAACACCAGCCATAATTCATGTAGACAATACCTGTCGAGTTCAAACAGTGACAGAAGATGAAAATAAAGTATTGTACAATATCTTAAAAAATTTCAAAGTACCCTTGATAATGAATACATCAATGAATCTCGCAGGAGACGCCATAAATGAAACATTAGATGATGCTTTAATTACTTTGAGACAGTCACCTTTAAAATATATATACTTACCTGAACAACATACATTAATAAAAAAAATTATATGAAAAAGAAGAAAATTAAAAAAGTAAAAGAACCTATCTATCCTAAACAATTAAAAATGGAGGAGCATTTTAAATGCCCTGTTTGGTTTGCGGATGTACCTAAATTTGTTGATGATTTAAATAAAGCCTCAGATAAATATATAGACGCATCAAGAAAAACTTTACAACCTGATATAGATAAACGTAATAAAGTTAATAAAACTAAAGGCGATCTAGGAAGGGTATATCATTCAACCACTTTGATTGGAGATCCCAATTTTAAAGATCTTAGCAATTATGTTGGTGCAACGTCTTATAATTTATTAATGGAGATGGGTTTTAATATGTCCGGTCATCAGTTATTTACTACAGAAATGTGGGTACAAGAATTTGCTAAAAGCGGCGGAGGACACCATGCCTTACATTCCCATTGGAATGGTCATATCTCTGGTTTCTATTTTTTAAAAGCCAGTAATAAAACATCTATGCCAATGTTTGAAGATCCAAGAGCTGGTAATGTTATGAACTTATTACCAGAATCAGATAAGACAAAAGTAACCCATGCAAGTTCAGCCGTTCATTATAAAGCACAACCTGGTCGAATAATA